TTAGACTAGCTTTTCTAATACTGCGGGTTGAAACCCTGTTAAATTGCCTTTATCAGTAACAACGAACGGCAACCTTTCAACACCAATTCTTTTTAAATGGTTAATGGCGTTTTGGTCGTTCGTTGTGTTGATTTCCTGATAATCGATATTGTATTCGTTAAGCCAGCGCTTAGTAGCTTTGCATTGNGGGCACATATCCTTCGTATAAATATTAACTTTCATATCTCTCTTAATCTTTCGTACTCTATAATATTAACCCCTATTTAGTGTCATTATGCTATCACAATACTATCGCTTTAGGGTAATTATACTGTCATTTTGGTTAATAGTGCCTAATAAAGCTTAATTATTATTCATTCGCTCAATACTTCTAATTTCTTTCGATCTTCAACCATATAAATGTCATATTGTTGTGCGAATATCACAGCTTCACGTCTTTTTTTATTCCAATAGGTTTTACTTGGTACATCAACATAACAGTTACTATCTTTTGTAATCATGTTTAAATTTCTTGCCACTGAAACATCGGTATTTATTCCGTAAGCGTCTATATAACGCATTTGTAAAATCCTGCCGCCGTAATGGTTGTTCAATACCTGCATCGACCATTTAACAATGTCAATATCTGTCTTAGCATCTAAGTAGCGAATTTCCTGATCTTCGGTCGTATTGTGTGCAGGACTTGAATCCACTTTATCTGCAGATAAACGAACAGCTTTTAAACGACTTGGGTCAAGCATAAATACTTTGTCCTTCTGGCGTTGATAAGTATTTTCAAGAAATTCGTAAACCTTTTGAGCAGTTGATTTTTCATCGATGCCAGGGAACAAACTACTTTGCTTATACATATTTATCCTTTCATATTAATAATTGCTTTGTCATCAACAACTTCGCCAATTTCTACTAGGTTTTCTTCGTCTCCTGGCACCATTGGAGTTTGCTTAACAATAATTGGTCGTGTCATTTTTCCTCCCTATCATATTTTTCGAATCCATAACCGCATAACTGCCCTTGAACAATTTTTATAGCGTCTTCCGGACTTCTAGCGATGCCATGACAGACACCGTATTTTTTTAAAAATTTATGAAATGTTATTTGATCGTCTCTAGGTTTTCCAATAGGTGACTTCATTTCAATAAAGAAAATCGTGTGATCTACAGGATTGAAACCAGTCAAATCCGGCCAGCCGTTCGGCATTCCTGGATCAAAATAACCACCGGCCAACATTTTTATTTTTCCGGCTGCTGTTCTAAAAACTTTGTAGCCATATTTTGATAAAGCTACTCGAACATCGTCTTGTATTGAATGTTCTGACATATTTAATAAAGAAAGAAGTTAGCACGTGTCACTACTATTTTTTTCACCTTTACCTCTATATATACATATACTTCTTCTAAGTTCTGTATAAGTAGAAGTAGTGTATATAGGGGGAAGCGGTGCTATAAAGGGATTTCGGTGTCACCTCTGTCACCTCTACTCTTTTGAGTAACCGTGTTTTCTTATTCCACTTATCCTCCTTTGTGTGTATTTCCACCCTTTTTTGTTATCCATAATGTTTTTTATCTGTGACGCTAATCTGTGATTATTCACTAAATTACTTTCACCAGCTATCGCAAACGCCATATTTGCCGAAGTTACGAAATCACCTTCGAAGTTATCTAAGAATTGATTAATCTGATTTTCAGTCTCATCCACATACATAAATGATTCTCTTTGCTCGGCTAACATGTCTTCTTGCTCTTTAGTAAGCTGAAAGCTAAACTCGCCTTCTAAATATTCTCGGTAAACGTCCATCGCTTGACCCCAAACCTGCTGTATATAGTCGGTTTGTTCTTGCGTATCTTCCCAAGCATGATATTTAGCTTTTTCTTTGTGAGCCAGTAAAGGCATAAAGCGGCGCTCACCTGTCTTATCTTTTAAATAAGTCATTTCGTTAGTTGTTCTAGCAATTACGAAATGTTTTGAATAAGTACCAACCGTTCTCGCATAAGCTTGCCTGAACTCTAATTCAGTTGCCGTAATAAATGACTTCAATTCATCGAAACCGGCTTTTCTAGTTGCTTTCATCTCATCATCGTTAACGATTAAGGCTTTTAGCATCATCGAAAAATAATCTTTATTAGTGAAGTCTTGAACCGATTGTGTGTAATAGCCAAAAGACAATTTTTCAAGCAAGGATGTTTTGCCAGCTCCCTGGCTGCCAACTAAATCCAAAACGTAATCGAACTTGAATTTTTGTTCAAAGACTTTCGCTACAGCACCGGTAAGCCAAATTTTTGTAATCATTGTTGTAACAGGTGTTTTATCAACTCCGAGAAAATCCGGAAACAGTGTCGAAAAACGATCTTTTCCGTCCCAAACCTTATGAGCTAAATTAAAGTAGTCGACAACCGGATTGAATTTGTTTCTGTGTGCGACATTGCTAATCGCTGTAAAGATCAGATCCGAAGCAAACAGGACACCATAATGACTATCTAGATAGCTTCTTAATTGATTTAAAAAGTCATCATCCAGCTTTTGAATATAAAAGGTGTAAGTATCCAATCTGATTAAGGCTGTGTTTTGAATGCCCTGGGTGAAATCATTGAATTTAATCGAATCCTTGAAATCATGTTCTAACAGCTTTTCGATATTAACCAACGAACTAGCCTTAATTCTTCCGTCCTTATACATGACCAAACCAGGAATCGGAGACGGAGTAACATCTTTTTTAGTAGCTAAGAACTCTTTAAATTGCTCGTTAAGTTGTTCCAGTGTCATTTCTTCTCCTCATTTCTTTTTTTAGCATCGATGCATAGGTTTTATTAAATTCGCTTTCTTCTAAGGGCTGTGGCGAGTTCTGGTTAGTCAATCGGCAAAGTTGTAAAACTGCATCGGGATCAACTCCCCGAAACAACAAACCACCGATTAATTCTGTTAGGTTGTTGTTTCTCATACCTGAACCACCGAGACCAAAAGCGATTCTTTCGAATAATTCGGCCGTTTTGCTTTTTTCGGTAATGTGATACTTGTTTCTTACCGATTCTGGAATATCGTATTGGCTGTTAACCGGCTTGATAGCTCTCAATAACTCTTTAGAAGCTTCTACGATTTTATGGTGGTTAACGAATTGATAACCGTCTGACGGCGCAATCACAACATAATTGTTGATGTGTGCTTTAACATCAACGCCCTTTAACCAACCGATATTCTGTTCGACTTCTATGCCTTTAGGTTTCATATAAAACATCTGTGCACCACCATGAGCAGTTTTCTGGGTCAAGGTCGTTGAGAAATATTCATTATGATTAAATTCTTTTAAGGATTTAAAACCGTTATTATCCTGGTGTTTATCAATATCAACTACGAAGAAATCAACTGTTCTAACGGCAATATCGGCATTCGGGTGTTGTTCCCAAATATCGTGTATCTGACTTTCGGTTAAAGCCGGCTGATCTGCAAATTTAATGATCGGATGCTTATTAGCGACCGGCAAGACATACATTCCAGCTTTTGCGTATCTTTGTGCGTATTCTTCTTTAGAACGGTAAATCGTCATCGTCGACATCGTCTTTAGTTGTGTCTTTTATAGGTGATTCTTCTTTCGTTTCTTTGGCTGCTGGTTCTGATTCTTCGATTTTGTCGAAGTCGTAATTACGATATGGATAATCTGGATTTTTCTTATTCGGACGAACATTCAAATTAAGCAATAGTTTTGTTCCGACTGCTGGTGTTAATTGGTCAACTATCTTATTGCCGTCAACGAACTCGGATGCTTCTAATGTGAATTTGATTCCCAAAACGTAATAAAGCTTGATTAAGGTTCTGGCGTTTTTATCAAGTGCGAAGTCTGGTACCGGTTTGCCGCTTGGTGTTTTTTCTTCGAAGCCTAATTGCATATTTTCTTTTCGGCCTGCATAATCACCGTCTAAGACTTCAAAGACAATTTTGTTGTAAGGGTTGAAATTCTGATCGGTATTAGGAATCTGATAAGCTACACTTTCTAATGCCACTTTATAGTTGCCAGTTGGCAATCCTGAAAATGTTTGGACTTTATCCTTTGCTGGATCAAAGCTTTCTAGGTCTTTCATAATGTCTTGTAAACTCATTTTTATTTCTCCTCTTTTGCAAAGTTGTAATCAATATATTTAAGAATTTTTAGAACTCGCTCGCTTTCGATACGAGATTGTTTGTAATGCTTTCTTTGTTCGGTTACTTGTTGTAAATATCTTTCACCGATTTTTCTGGTTCTGATAACTAAATCGGAATTGCCATTAACGATGTTCTGCCATTTTTCCGGTAATGATGGTTGTGGTACTGGATTGCTGCCATCGGCATCGGTCATCGTAATTTCACGGCTGACATAAATAACGTTTAACGGCATTGTTCTAAGCCTGGTAACAAAACGCTGTAAAGCAGTCTTTTCGGTTGCGTAACCTTTGCCGTAAGGAATATCGGACAAGGCTTTAACACCGGATTCGTTACAGACAGCTTCTTCAATCAAGGCGACCACGTCATCGATAACATCGACAATCACTGTTTGATAGTCGTGTTTTTCAGTCGTAAGAGCCGTTATAATCTCGTCTAACTGGTCGGTAATATCCTTCGTGATTTTTCCATCTTTTCCGTATTCGTTTTTTAAAGAAATAAACGGATATTTGTTAGCCTTGGCATTGCTGTCGGTATTTAGAAATAATGGCGCTGGAAACAATCCGGCTAAATAACTTTTTCCGCTCATTGGTTTGCCCCAAATCATAAAATTATGAGGTTCATCAACGATATGCGGGTTTACTTCGTTCTTAGGTAAAATCATAATAAGTGCATTGATCTAGCTTTGAAATACGCCCAGCCATGTTTATAGCCGTGTATTTTTGCGTATTCCTCTAATTGCGCTTGACTTTTTGCATCGTGCCAATCAGAGGGAACGTGTGAAGCGATCTCCGCTTTTATCTCCTTTTTAATATCTGCTAAGCGATTACGATTAACTTTCGCAAGCTTAGCGTCTTTTTTTATTTCGTATGCTTTTCCTGAATTGCCAGCATTTTCACTAGTTAATTCAGATCCGCAATACGGGCATAGATTTTTTTTGACATCTTTCTTATAGAAAGTTCCAAAACACATCGGACAAGTTTTTATAGGGTTTAAAAGTTCGCTTGAATGTTTACCACTTAAATTCCATTCTCTTTCTTCGTCTGGCAATCCAAATCGCCCAACGTTGTTAACGTGGTCTATTATTATTGCTTTTTTGTTCTCTCTTGGATTTAAACATCTCATCGAGAACTGTAAGAACAAAGCTAATGATTTTGTTGGTCTTAATTGAATAACACAATCAACATTCGGTAAATCAAGTCCTTCGGTAAATAAATCCCGATTAACCAATATGGTTAATTTCCCGTTTCGATAATCGTTTATTACTCTTTCGCGATTATTGCTTTCAGTTGAACCGTCTAACGCTTTTGCTTTGATACCTGATTTATTAAATTCTTCGGCAACTTTATAAGCTGATTCAACAGAATGCGTATAAACAATTGCTTGTTTACCAGCTGCTAATTGTTTGTAATATTTAACAGCGTCACCATAAATCGTGTGTTTCAATGCTTCATTAATTGATTTGTTAGAAAAATCTCCTTGACTTACTTTTAATTTTTCTGTATCAATTTCATTCGGTGCATAATAATCGAAATCAGCCATATAGCCTTTTTTAATAAACCAACTTACAGGCCTGCCAACAATCAAGTCATCGGCTATTTCTGTAAAACCGCCTTTGCCTGATCTCCAAGGCGTGGCAGTAAATAATAATTTAAAAGATTCATTGAAGTGATCTAATACTTTTAAATAACTTTTAGCCATGCTGTGATGACCTTCATCGACAAAGATTAATTTAGCTGGATATAGATTTTTTAAATGCTTAGCTGCTGATTGAATCATTGAAAACTGAACTAAACGCATATCGACTCGTTGTTCTTTAAACGTCTTTTCCGCTTGCTCAATTAATTCTTTTCTGTGAACCAGGAATAAAACACGATTATTTTTATCTGTAGTTCGCTTGGCAATATCGGCCATAATCATGGTCTTGCCTGTACGAGGGCGGCTGTTGAACAATAATTGATTTATGACCTTGTTTCATAGATTGAACAATCTTATTAATGGTTTCTGATTGATAGTCTCTTAATGTTCTCAACAGCCAATCACCCTCTTTCCCACATATAATTTTTCAAATGTGTGCCATGTTTAACGGCATAAGAAATTGATTGTCTGGGGATTTTAGTTGTTTCTTCGGCTTCGTGCAAAGAATTGAAAATATTTACTACGGTTTTATTTTTGATTTGTTTAATTTTCCAACTCATCGTATTTTTAATGTGGTTTACTGTCAGCTTATTTTTTGGATTTGGGATAAATGTTTCAGCAACCAACCGATGAACTTTTTTGTATTTTTTAAATCCTTTTTTACAAAGACAAACTCTTAAATATCCATCTGAATTTAACCAGGGTTTAATTATTTGACCTTTTTGAATACTTTTAACTTTGTCGCTGCCTTTAAATACAAATCTGTCAAGACTTCTAATTCTTCCCCAACTACTTACCTGATATGAATTTTCGTAACCTTTGATAGGCTTCCATATCTCTTTATTAGTCATACTTGACCCGATTTTGTGTACTGCAGACAATGACTTTATCTAGGTCGTCTTGAATTGATTCCCCGAATTTCTTTTTAAGCTGTGCTGGTGTTCTAAACACAAATGCATCTAATCCATATTTCTTATAAAAGGTATTTCGATTTTCTTCAGTGTCTTTAATCGTGGTACGTTGATATTCCGTTAGTGAGATGTGATTAAACTGGTTACCTTTAACCAGCCTTGTTTTCAGCTCATCATCAATCTTTTTTGTTGGCGATTTGATTGATTGCACAATATAAGCAAGTTGTTCAATCTGCTCGTCTGCTAATGAAGCTAAATAGGCTTTGTCATTTAACTTTGTGATAACATTATCAATACTTAAAACTTCACCATTTGTATCAACAATCTGTAATTCGTTACTCATGCTATAATTACCTCGTGATTTTCTTAATTCTTCCGATTGCAGTCGGAAGTTTTTTATTTGTATGAAAGTTTGTATCCTTTAATTTCTTTGCCAGTTTTTAAAGCGTAGTAAGCATTGCAATGAAGTTTTTTGCTTGCTTTTCTAACGGATTCAATTTCAACTTGTTCGCCAGTTTCTAAATAAGTGGCAATAACTGCTTTTTGTTGTTTTTTGGCTTTATCTAACGAAGCTTTGAAAAGATCAAGACCCTGCTTTAAGCCCTTAGCTCTTTGTAAAATATTTTCTTTGCTTTCTTCTTTAGTGAAGCTGTTGAGTCTGACTGTTTCCATTAGTTATCGGCTCCTTGGAAAAATTCTTTTAAAGTCATGCCCGATAGTTTCCATTGCACGATTGCCATGCCGATTAATGAAACACAGATTCCGGCAATTGCTCCGGCTGCTAACATAGTGAGTTCTAGATTTAATACGTTCATTTGTTTGCCTCGATTCTTTCATCCATTCTTCTAACGATTAAGTAATAAAGATCGAATGGCATTTCTTCGCTGTCTAAAACAGCCTTTACAGTGTTCCTCATGTCTTTTAATCCGGATTTATAATCTTTCATCTTTAGATGCTCCTTAAATATTCTTCAATCTCTTTTCTTGGAAATAGAATTTTACCGCCTAAGTGTTTTTCTGAAACAATTTCAGTAAATTCTTTTCCGTATCGAATTTGTCGATCGAATGAATTAAGAGAACAAGGAATTATTTTCGCTACCTGCTTTCTTGTCATAAAAAATGGTTCTTCCATGTTTCCTCCTTATGCTGTTCGTAATGTTTCCATTTTAGAAACACTTTCATTAAAAAAATATTTCGGTATTTCGTTCTTTTCAATTCCGTACAAGAGAGCTATTTTTTCGATTTGTTTAGTGTCCCAAAATGTTTTACCGTGAAATCTATTGAAAACAGCCGGATAAGACATACCGAGTTCCCTTGCAAGTTGGCTCATGCTAGAATTCTTTTTTGCTAAAAGCCCACGTAATTCTGAATACCTGCGCATTTGTTTTCCTTCCTTTTTTGTTTCTGTTGCATCAACAACATTATTAACTATAACTTATAGTTTCTAAATTATCAACAATATTTTATTAAGATTTGTTTAACTTTTAGAACATTATGTTTATAATATAGGCATGCACTCATTAAGCGAAACAGTTATTTCTAATATAAAAAAGGCCTTGAAAGAAAATAATATGTCTCAAGCTGAATTAGGAAGAAGAATTCACGCCGCTAGGTCAACTGTTACTCATTGGCTAGACGGAACCAATGGAATAAGGCAAGACAAGCTAGAAGAGATAGCAAAAGTTTTACATCATGATATTTCTTGGTTCTTTATAGATGAAAACGAAAAGCATGTTAAACAGCAGAAATTAAACCATAATCAAATATTGTTAGCAATGTCATTAGATTCGGACGCAACCAAAGAAGAAGTAGACGAAGCTATTAGATATGTTAAGTATATGCATGCAAAAAGGTTAGAGAGCAATGAACATACTGGAGAAAATTGAGGATAAATACAAAGAATATGATTTCCATGTTATTTGTTTTCCTGATAATCTAAGAAAGTTACATGGTTATATTGATTGTGGCCATATATACATAAATAAAAATGATCCAATAGAGCTACAAGCAAAGACAGCATTGCACGAAATAACTCATGCTGAATGCGATTATGGCCATAATCTACTAGACCACAGACCTGTTCAGACGATTAAAGCGGAGGGATTTGCTACACGTATGGCAAATAGAGAAGTAAAAAAATATTTATCTTAATTCACGTGCAACGTCACGTTAAACCGTTTGGGAGAGAGATTATGAGAGAGAAAAAGTTAATTGTAAGAAGATTAATAGCAGCAATTGGATTGTTTGTTCTAGCTGCTTATTACTTATACGCATTCATTGCTATTACACCTAATATGATGAAAATTATTAGTTTAGACAGCAAGCTTAATGATTTTTCAGATCCAGGAAAGTTATTCGGAATATATTTTGTTGAAATACTTATATTAGTTGTGTCTTTGGGAATTGGAATTACTTATCTGGTTTATAGAAATAAATATTTGACAAGGGGCATTGAGTGGGCTGTTGTTATCATCAGTATCTTGACAATGTTTATATTTTCAATATTTATTACTGGGACTGACAATGTAGACGGTTATATATTAATGGGGTTAGTTATTCTTGGATTATCGTTTGACCAAAATAAAAAAGAAAATAAAGTTGAAACAAAACAAACAAGCGAGCCAAAGGACAACAATCTATCACAACTGGTCGAACTTAAAAAGTTGCTTGATTCAGGTGTGATTACTAAAAAAGATTTTGATGAAAAAAAGAAACAGATTCTAGGACTATAAAATGTGGTTATTATTTTCGTTAATTTTAATAGTGTTCTGTGTAAAGTTCTTTGTTAAGGCTTTACCATACGTACTTATAGGTATTGCACTAGCTTATGCTTTTATTTATTGGTGGGTATCTTTAATAGTTATAGCCTTGTTAGTAGCTTATTTTATTAATCGAGCTAAGAAACAATAATCATTGCCACCTTTCGTGGCGTACATAAGAAGGACAATCATGGCTTCTATCACTTATCAAGAAAAAGTTAAAACATATCGTGTTCAAGTTACCACCAAAGGCCATAAACGTGTGGGTAAATCTGGTTTTCGTACAAAAACGGAAGCTAGAAAGTGGTTAACCGAAAACGAACTTAAAATAATGACTGGCAAGTCTGACTTAATTGATTCCAGTAAATTGTTATCTAGCTACTTTGAGCATTGGTATGAAACATATAAGACTAACGTCACCGATATCACGCTCGATCAGTACAAAACCACCTATAGAATTATTAAAAAGTATTTGCCTCACGCACGACTGAACAATTTCACTCGTGAACAATATCAGAAATTTTTAAACAAATATGGTAAAGACCATGCTAAAGAAACCGTGGCTAAACGAAAAACGCATATATCAGCTTGTTTAAAAGATGCTTTAGCTGATAAATTAATCAGTGAAGATATAACACAGCGCATAACCCTAACCGGTAAAGCTGGTAAGTCGTCAGAGCTTAAATTTTTAGAAGCTGACGATTTTAAACGTTTAGAACAATATTCATACGATCACCTTAATAACGATTCGCAGCTGGCTATCTTTATAGCTATTCATACAGGCATGCGAATCGGTGAAATCAGAGCTTTAAAGATTAAGAATGTCGATTTTGTGCAATCCAAAATTACTATCGACAAAGCTATGGATGGTTATGGAAAAATAAAAGCACCAAAAACGGCCGCTAGCAATCGTGTAATTCAAATTGATAAACGATTATTAGACGTATTAAAGAGATATAAGCGCGTTTCTGGTTTATTGGTACAAGTAACAAGAGAAGCGATTAATCACGTTCTAACAAAAGATTTAAAGAAGATAGAAGCAAAAGACGTTACCTTTCACGCCTTGCGCCATAGCCATGCAAGTTATTTATTATCTAAGGGTGTTTCAATTCAATATGTAAGCGAGCGTTTGGGACATTCCAATGTTGGAATTACAGAAAATGTGTATTCTCATTTATTAAAAACGCTCAGGGAAAACGAAGAAAAAAAGATCACTGATTTAATGGATTTTCAGTGA